TGGGAGGGCGTTAAGTGCGGTCAGGGCTGCGTTTAAGTCTTCGTATGTTGTGCCGTTGTTATAGGCTGTCAAATCAAAGGCAGAGCCGTTAGTCATAATATCGTTGAATACACCTCCGCTCTTAACCAGCTCGTTTGATTGGGGGGTTGGTGTATCATCAATACCAACAAAAGCATCTAACGACCAAGCAGAGCCGTTATACTTTAGGATATTGATACCCTGAGTTACTGCAATATTACCGAAGTTGGTGTAAGTGCCTGCGGTAAGAGCGAGATAGAACACCTTTCCAGTTGTAGGAGTGCTTGATGGTGTGGCGATGCCTGCGTAAATATAACCCCCAGCGAGCTTGGAGTTGACAAAATTAATAACAGCTCCAATAGTTGACACATCAAGGCTTTCAGACAAAGAGTCGGAAATGCTATCAAGTATTTTACGGTCAAAGAGTTTATAGGCCATAAACTTCTCTCCATCATAAAACACTTCTATAATCTCATTTTGTTTCCACGAATTTAGGGATGATGTGTTACTGCCGTTGTAATACAGGTTCTTTTCGCCTGTATTGTTTATATTCATTTTTACGCCTACACCAGATGAAAGAACAAAACCCATCTTTAGCTTAATAGAACCACCGACAAACAATTTATAAGCTTCTATTGTCAAGGTTATCACTCCGTTATTAAATGCAGACTGTGGTACACTAAAGTACTTTATATTAGCAAACAGAGTGTCGGTGGTGTCTTTTGTAGCAAAATCATTTAAATCAATAGTTCCACCACCCCAAGTACCACTACTTGTTGATGGCCATTCGCCATCTGTAACACATTTATAGATTGCAAATGGCTCTGAATTTCCCACATACGCAAACTGTCCTTTCTGTGGTGACGGATAAGCAGACACAAGGTTTTCACGGCTTGCAAACAATCCCAAGCTATTCTCTTTCATCTTAGACACCTTATCTATCTGTTCTTTTGCAAGCTCAAAGTTTTGGTTCACAACGCCCATAGCGTTTCCGAATGTTCCTGTACTCGGTACAATATTGAAATCTTCCATATTCCGTTTTTTTTATTGTTTTATTGTAATATATCTAACAATTTACTGTAAGGTGAAGGCATAGCCCAAATACTAAAACCAAAATCGCCATCTACGACATCAGAGATATTGCTGACTTTTACGTCAAAACTATACAGCCCGTTTTCGTAGACAGTATTAACAAGCGAAGCATTATTACCGTCATAACTATTCATCTGAATCATACAACGATATTCTGTTCTCAATATACTATAATGCCACGTAGAAGGAAATGTTACTCTGTAACGGCCTGTAGATGCTCTTGTAACAGAAAGGCCACCGCTTATAACACTAAACATATAATCTATCCTAAAGTACCAATTACCGCTATTCTCACTTGGTACGACATTAGCCGACATTAGAAGTTGTGGAACACCTATTTGAGCTATATCGGTAATCTCTTCCTGAATCCATCTGTATTCTCCTTCTGAGTAGATACACTTTAGTTTCAGTGTTTGTCCCTTTACAAGCGTAGGTGCATAAGACCTATATCTTCTACCATTGCTTATCTCTACGATTGTCACATTCTTAACAGAACATATTGTTGCTGCATATATGTTTGCTTCAGCTCCAATATATTCCTTGTTTATTGGCATACATATATCTATGTTTTGAATACTACACTCCCATTGTATATTCAAGCCAGTATCGTCAAGACGTATCGAATAACTTGAAACGGGTGCGGTACTTAGCTTAAATCCAAAATCATTACTATTTGCGATTTCTACATTCAGTAAAGCAAATGCGGCATTTGAAGGAGATTGCACTGTTTCGTCTGTATAAATTTTTTCTGTTTTGTTTGGAGCACTTATAAATTCTTGGTCTTTATCAAGCCAACTGATAAAATTGTAATGGGTAGATGAATACTTGCCTGAAAATGCGTAATTAGTATTTCCTGTTACAGCATAAATCTCAGCTCTCATACTTGAAGAGGTTTGGTAGTTTCCATTACTATCCATATATTTTCCTCCCTCAATATAAACTGGGTGAGCATATTTTTCTTCTTGTATATAGTATTGATAATTATTGTTATCTATAACAAAATATGGCGTATATATGTTGCCGCTGATATTTACGTCAACAAGATTACTTCTCTTAACGTTTATGTTTTCAAGGAAACTATTAACAACATTTATCTCCTTAAACACACCACCCAAAGCATAAATATAGCCTCTCAATATTACATCGTTCAGAATAGCCCTTCCTCCGTGAGTAACTACGTATTTAGCCATTCTTGCAACCTCTGCTTCTGTGGCCTGATATTTTGGATTATCCGAATACTTCATAATGGTATAGATAGCTTGTTCCATCGAACCGCCACCCCAAGTAAAAGGACTATTATCATCATTATATACGCCACTCATACCGCCTGTTTCCTGATGCATTTCATACTTTCCTTGCTGATTCATTCTGTAATTGCCAACCTTTAAAATCTGTGATAATATCAAACCTCCGATAATATCAGTTGATGCCTCAGATACAGCTCTACGTAGATATTGTATAGTCTGAAACTCCGCAAGAGAACGGTCATTATCCTTATGCGCTTTAGTCCATTCCGTAGGTATATTGCCAGCCATAAGTTGAATGTCCATAACAGTAACGTTCAATCCAGTAAGTTTTAAAGGTTCGTTGCTTGTGCAAACAAAAGGAATATCATAGCGTTTTACTGAATTTGTAAGTGTGAGCGTATCGCTTACTCCACCTACTGAAAATGTAATTTCAGAACCTTTAGCACAGAAAGATAAAACGTACCATTCTCCAACATTCAATCCTCCGTCTGCTGATTGTTGAAGAGTACCAATAACCGCAGCCTTACCGCTTACAGCATCGTTAGAGTCTATAATTGTCACATTATCATTAATCCAGTTTTTGAGAGCATCTGAAAACATTTCAGTAAATTCGTCAACCGCCATATTGTCAGCTACAGTTTCGCTATCATAATCACCTGTAAAACCAGAATTTAGCAATAGGTTACCGCGTTTAGTACCAATCTCGTTTAATTCTCTACCATCATCAAGTACAGAACCGCTTTCTACATGAATCTTACCTTTTACTTTAAGCGTTTTTGTATCGCTATCATATTCTGCATATCCGTTTTCTCTGCTTTTGTCACCAATATAAACATCACCATACACGTTCATATAAGCCTTACCCGTAGAAGAGTTATAGCCAAAGCTAATCTGATTCTTGTTGGTAAGAACATAAGGATTGGTAGCATCAGAACCCAAGCCTTGATATATCTGATATGTAGGCGCGTCAGTACCACTGACATACTCTATTATCGCACCTTGACGTGTAGTATCAGTGGTACAACCGAGCATACAAATATCATCGTGGGCTTCGGGATAGCTATTAGCACTACTCTCGAAAGACTTAACGCTAAGCGTCTCGGTCGTTCCGCCTTGACCCGTCCAAGAGATGGTGGTCATCACAGGTGCACCGTTACCATCGTGGGCATTAGAAAGTTCAATCCAAGCCTCTCCGTCAGCTGTAGTGGTGTTACCTGCATTACGGCCTGTTACTACACGCCAATAACGCTTTGTTACCAAAGAGCCATTAACTATATCAGAGTGCTCACAGAAAGCCAAGTCACCAACGACAAACTGATTCTCTGCCTTCTTCTCGCCATCGTCAACACGCCAGTAGCAACGGAAGAAATCAGCCTCGCTTGCATCGTCAACAATAGTCTCTACGTTATCAACGACCTTGATATTCTCAACCCTTGAAGCGTTGAAGCCTTGTGCGGGCGATACTATCCTATTACCGCTCTCGTGGCGATACTCTCTAATAACTACACTATCAAAGTAAGCACGCATTCTTGCGTAGAGAATATCAGTAACAAGCTCTACCTTACCATCCTCGCGCATACGGAGTACACCGCCCTCACCAAGAATATCGGGAACAAAGCTAGCACCTACCTGCAAGCCCTTTAGCATCGTGATGTAGCCAGCCGCAGTATCGTCCTGTGTCTTAGACAGCTTTTTCGCCAATTCGTTCCAGACGTTCTTTCCGTAGCTTTGACGAAGAATAGCAATCAGTGTTGACAGTTTCTCCACATCCTCGGCCACCTGTCCTATTTGGTTCAACACCACCTCAACATTATCCGTTAGGGTAATATCGTACTGAGGAAGCGGCTGGTCGCCGTACTTGACCGTGATTTGCTTTACGAATAGAGCCTGCGTCTGACCAGCGTAGTTGAATCTTACAACAGTATTCGGACGAATCTGACTGAGGATATACTCCTTATGGAATAAAAAGTCTTCATCAAACTTGAGTGGATAATCGAAGTAGTGTACGTTGTTTTCCAGCATATACGACTTCATGTCTGCATCAAGTCTCCACTCGGCAGCAAATATATACGACTCTGGAAGAGATATACCAAGGATAACAAATGTGTCGCCATCATTTGCACCAGAAGAGGTCTTTCCTTTCGGATATTGATACATATTTGGCATCAGTGTACCAAAAGTAGAATTATCCTTCTGAAGCACAAGAGAGATACTGCCTTGATTTGATTTAGGATACTTGGTCAAATCTCGCTGAGAGCCGTTCGGAGCAAAATTACCCTCCTCATCATAGAAGTTTCGCTTATAGTCATCCCAGTCAACCTGCACGGTAAACGTACAACCAAGACACGCTCCGCTGCGCATATTAATCTGCATCTCCTCGGTAATGGATGCACAGGCATACAGGTCAAAGGAAAGCTGTGGCAGAATCATCTGGAAATAGCTCTGCTTATAGTTTCCTTCATCGTCCAGCGAGTCATCCCACGAAGAGGCAGGAGTAAGGTCGTTATTCAGTGGTGTCGCGCTGATTATATGTGCCTCTCCGAGTTCTGGCTTCTCATCCTCGAACTCATGGGACTCATAGCTGGGCGCTTGAAGGTTTATTGTGTTTGGATATGGATATTGTGCGCTGTAAACCGCATCGTAATAATCCACTAGTGTGATGTTGGGGTCATAGTCTGTATTCGCCTCGCCAGCAGCGTCATAGAAGCTTATCTTATTGAACAGTGTGGTACGATATACAGAAGGCATCAAATGGGTACGAGTGAACGGGTGTTTTATAAGTTCAACGTATTCGCCATCAAGTATCCCCTTGTATATTGGATAGGAGATTATCTTGTCAAAATGAACACCCTCAATCGTCACATTGTTGTATACACCCGCATGGTCGCCATAGGTAAAGGCTTGCCCCGCTGTTCCGTACCAGCGAACCTGTGGATAACCATAAGGAATGTTATTCTCACTTCCGTATCCAGAGATTCGTGTGATAATCTTGTTGTTACGTGGTGTGCGAGAATTGTTCTTCAAGCCGACACCTTGCCCCATCTGGAATACGAATGGTGTATTCTGTTGTTCGGCCTGCGCGTTTTCGTATATTTCGTTCGACGGCAGACCCATAACGAGTTTAAAGCGTTTGCCAGCGGCATAAGAGGTCTCTGTGGATGCGACCTTATCAACAACGTATGGAACACCCCAAGTGTCATAGAATGTCTTACAGGCGTCGGCAATGGTAGCATTATCGAATGGTATTACATCACTCAGTTCGTTAAGTTTGTCCTGTGGGAAGCGCGAACTGAGTTCAACTATCCACTCTGTGCCGACGAGATTCTTGTTCATCTTGGCAACGAAGTCTGCTGGTTTTCCAATCCAAGAGAACACCTTACTCTCGCTAAGATAGCGCATCTCATCACTCGTCACCGCAACGTCTGTAAACGGAAAATTAGAGAGCTGACACATTGGATGATAGAACACGAACGAGTACTTCGTCATACCCCTCAGCTCGCTATTATCAGAAACGACGCCCTCTCTTACAATCGTAGGAGGGTTGACAAGCATATAGTTGACACCGTTGTAGGTTATGTATTCGTGCATAGTAACAGAAAGGGTGTTGTCCTTATAATAGACATCACCACTAATCTTATCACCAAGAGACATTACAATACTCTCAACCGCAGACTTGCGCAAAACAAGATTATGGAACGAAGACCCGTCCCCGTTCTTAATCTCGAAAACTTGATTTTTACCTAATGTAGCCATCTTGCTATTTTAACGATTGCAAATATAACAACAATAATCGTAAATCCCAAACAATACCAGCTCCATTTAGGAATTTTTATCTTTTCTACTGTGATATACTCCTTGTGTAACGCTTTTTCTTGTAAAGAATCGCACTTGGAAACATATTGTCTGAGAGAATCGCAGGAACTCTTGAGATGAGCGACTGAATCGCTTAACAGCTTCTCGTATTCCCTGTTGCGAGACACCGTCTCTTTCTCCTTATGCCACGTTTCCTGCTTGATTATATTTCCGTTCAAATCCACGGTCATAACAGTAGAGTCAGACTTCTCCACCTTAGTCTCGACCTCAACCTTCTCCTTCTCCGTCTTTTTCGTCTTATGCGAAACAGTATCAGAGTCTATCTTAATGCTTTGAATATCAGACGTATCGGCCTTTACCTCCGTCTTGATATTTTCGGTCTCAATGATGCGCTTTTTCGTTGCGCACGATGCAAACAGAGACATCATTATCAAACCAAACAAGAATTTCTTCATAGCTACTTTATTGTTATAAAAACCTTTTCCTTTCTTTTCTTTGCTGGAAGCATATAGTTCTGCATGAATGCAGTCCAAGTAATCCTGCTATCTATTACCTTACCAACGACTTTATTCTTGCCCAGCACGATGCAGCCGCTGCTATCCTTCGCGGAATTTCCGATATGTATAAGAATCCCATTGAACTGCGGAACGTTCTCCAAGCGAGGAACATACCCTTTACATACTTCTTTGTACGGAGACCTCTCCCCGAAACGAGGAGATTTAACGGTCTGTGTAACTTCGTACCGCCCGCATGGAATAGCTGTTTCGTTCATTATTTTCGGCTTTCCAGAGTACAGGCGGTCACAGTCTTCACAGGTATCGCAGAAGTACACTCCATTGATGTACAAGTGGCCTATTGTGTATGTGTCACGACGTGCTATTCTTTTCAGTAATATTTCCATAATTATAACGTATTATAACCTTAGTCTACAGTGTCTTGATTGCGTTCTTCTTCAGTTGCAAAGCTGTTGTCATCAATATTCTCCATCAGACTAACCTTTTTGCGGTGCATACAGCCCGCCACGCCACATAAAAAAGGACTTAAACAATCTAACCGTCGTCCCAGCCTTGAAATGTCACGCTTGTATTGCAAATCGAGATTAGTCATTCGCTCGTCAAGTTCTTTGTATTTCTGACGAAGTTCTTTATTGGATTTGCGTTCCTCGTCGCGCTCATCCTTATAGTGGTCGCGTTCATCGCAGACTTCCTTCAGGCGATTCAGGACATCTTCGTGCATCTGCTGGTAGGCATCCTGCATCGACTTGAATGCGTCGGCCTTCAGCTGCTCAGATGTAGCAGCCTCCTGTTTGGCTCTCTCTTCCTCCTGCTTGGCCTTTGCGTTTTCTTGACGTTTATGCGCCCTGTAGTGGGTAAACCACCCGCCTCCAAGTATGGCAATGATGATTGTACTTAATATGCTATAAATCTCAACACTCATAACTCACCTCCTATTCTTTTTTTGTTATTGTCTACTATTACGTTACTACGGTTTGTACTGAGGCGCTGTGCCTTGTCAGTCCCTTCGTCAATATCGCTTGCACCCTGCGGGATAAGTGCTCCGCGCTCTTCGATAATTCTATCAATCTCGTCTGGAGCAGCGTCTGGAGATTTCTCAATGATAGTCTTCATGGAAAGCCACTTTGCCTCCATTGCAAGGTTTGTAATCTTGGTATTGTTTGTTTCAAGAGACCACGGAACAATCTTCGCTCCAATTCGAAGCTTGGCGTATTTGTCTACGCCATTATTCTCCATATCAAGCCCCTCTTGATGCAGGTATACCATGTCGTTAACAAAGCGTCTCCAGTCGATAGCCGACTGAGTTGCAAGAGCGTAGTCGTTAGACATTGCCAGAGCGATGCCGTTTCCGCCACTGTTGGTTGCAGTAATATCTTTTGGAGTTATGAACGATGTTGAAGAGAATAAGCTAATCTTCTCCTCAAGGGTTTTCAGATAATCATTCATCGTAGTAGGCTCTGGGAACTTCAGGACATCAGCAGACTGTTTTCCATTGGTTGTATCGCTCGAAAGATTGATGATGAGCGTACTAGAGTCTCGCTTAAACGAATCCTTATCCATCTCGCCAGTAAACACAAGGGCAAAAGTACCAAAGCGCTTCAAGGCAATATTCTGAATATTTACCATCAACTCCCACATCTCGCAGGAAGACTCGGCATATTCCCAAGCAACCTTTCCTCGTTTTATGAGAAGCGGACAACGAGAGAATCCATGAGGCTCATCCTGTATATCCCAGTCAGCTTTATTATCGCTACCCTGTACACAGCGATAATGCTTCTTATTATCGTATGTATCAATCACCAGCCTTCCATCTATTTGATATACGAGTGAGCGTGCAATCTCGAAGCCATATTCGTCATAATTAGGAACAATCTGGTATCCGTCCTCATAGCTATAATTTGTAACCATATATCGGTTTGCCTCATGGTCAAATGAGAACAGAAGTCCGCAGTTACCCAGTTGCTTACATGTGTTTACAGCCTGTGCCATCCACCAGTCCATATTGCGGACAGACCACTCGTCCTTAACGGATTCAAACAGGTCTATTCCTCCACTTTTCGCATCACTCTTACCCAGATTGAACTCAAGAGGGTTGGCTGTGAGCGAACGGACATGTGCCGCATGAATAAGCTTCTGGAAAGAGCATGTCTGTGTCATATCCATCATTCCTAAATCAAGAGGTGTTCCATCTATAGAAACCTTGATATGAGGAATAGACTGATTAAGCAGGATATGATGCAAGTCTGGACGATACTCCGTGATGTAGGTGTCCTGTGAAATCGGAGTAAGTTCCAAGTTGCAGAAACCCGTATCCATAATGGTGTTATTGAATATCGGGTCTAGTTCCCAACCGTGCCCCTTCATCTTTCCGCCACGGGTGAATGGCTTCATGAGCGTAAGACGCGTCGGGTCTTCGAGATACCATTTGATGTCGTGTAATCTAATCATTTTATATAGTACTTAATATGTTTAATATCTCACTCGCATTGCGAATCTTCTTGACGCGATGGATTCTTGTATCCACCTCTTCTTGACCATTTATGTTAAGCATAGAGAACATATCCTCCTGCTGCATCCTCTTACGCATAATTCCAGCGTCGTCGCGCAGCATATTGTAACACGTATGATACAAACCGCCGCAAAGCATTATTACATTATCGAACAGGTCAGGAGACATACCCTTAAGCAAGGTATGCTGTTTATCCTTATCAAGCATGGTGATACGCTGGTTCGGAGTCTTACCGAATTGGAATATTACGCTCTCGAACTTCATGTGCTTAAGTATAGTCGTAGCGCCTTCACGCTTCATATTCTGATGTACATAACGCGCGTTAGCGAGAGACGGGTCGTAGTGTATAAGTCCAGACTGAATCATCTCCATACACAAGTGGCCTGCCTCGTCTTTCCTTGTCTTGTACTGAGCCTTCGAACGCTCCGTAGGCTGCGTAGCGCCAGCGAAGTTTATGGCACGCGGGAAACAGTCCTTTAGGAATCCAAATCCCTGTACATCAATAATCATATTCTTTTCTTCGAGGTTATGACGCTCTCGGAAATCGACCATCATCATAACCGCTTCTCTGTTCGAGTTCTTTATGGAATACCTTATATCCTTGCATATGAAGCCGACACGCTCCCACAGCTCCCAATATTTCATTACTAAATTATCGAAGCCCGTAGTAGCCATATCAACCGTCATGAAGCGTTTCAGACAAGTGCTTCCCTGTGGAATCTCAACAGGTTTGAACATCCTCTCTATATCGGTAGTATGAAGCTGTACATTGACAGCATCGTCCAGATTTCCAACCTCGTCTGTAAGAGAATAGTTCCAGTTTGAGGCATAAGAAGACTGGGCTGTTGCAGAGTTTGCTGAGAATCCTCTATACTTAGTATTCTTTGCAAGCATCTTCTTATTGTCACGAACATCGAAATTAAAGAAGGCCATTGACAGGATGAGGTCTTCGTACTTCATGCTGTCATCCACTGCAAGACGCTTGTCTATCTCGGCCTTACCCTTCTCGTAAACTTCCTTCTTAGTTCTACCCCAAATAGCCTTTTCGTAATCACCGTCTGGGCAGAAGAAGAACATAACAACTCCGTCCATAGACTTATCAACACTACCATCGTCGTTAATCCATCCGCCGCCGTGTTCGCCTTTTCCACACAGTTTGCGCATAAAACATTCACGCTCTGGGTTTTGTGCCAAGAATACCTGCGCCTTTCCTCCAGAGTCGGCACGCAGACGAGGAAAGAATGCAGAGATTGTTCTCCACATAAATTTATTGCACTCGTCGAATATAAGAATCTTTGCCTGCAAACCTTTTGTAATTTTATCAATCACAATAGGACTCTCATTATCTAGCTGTTGGAACTTAATTTCAGAACCGTTATACAGCTTTAGACCCATTTCCTCCAGCTTATGAATAAGCTCTCCTATCGGGTCGGCTGGCTGACGTTTTTGTGCTCGGTCTATAAGCGGATACATCTGTTTCAGCGTATCTCCTACTTTTCCAGCGCCCCAGAAGTCGGCTACGTTACGCATGAAGCAGACAATCTTCGCATTGTCATTCGTGGCAAGATATTCGATTGGGGAATAATACAGGGCGTAACTTTTGCCACCCCCCGTATTGCCCGTAAAGCAAACGATGTCTGCATTGGAACGGATTGCATACTTCTGATTGCCATCCTCCAATGGAGCTAACACCTTATCCTTACATTTTCTTGCCATATGTATTTGAAAATTTTCAGTGCAAAGATAAAAAATAAAATAGGTGTTAACAATACACTATGGTACATTATTGGTGTAAAAATTGTTTATTTGCACTGTAATTATACTATTATTCTTTTTGGTGTTATATTTACATCTTAATTTTGCGGCGAAACAAAAAAGTATTATTGTTTAATTTACTAAAAATAGCAAGTAACTATGGAAGTAACAAAAGAACAGGTATTGGAAAGTATGAATACCTATTGTACCGAACGAAAGTATGGTTCGGAAGCTCTGACAGATGGTTTCAAGGAAAAGTTCTCAAACTTTATCGTCAAGAAGTACGAAGGTAAAGACGTTGAGGAAGCGGATTTCACAGCTGACCTGCATTTCAATCTGGACACTGCATTCAGTGCCTCTATTGACTTGAAGAACACTTTGACATCTCAATTCGCAACCAAGGAGAATGAATACAAGAACCAGATTACAGAACTCAACAAGAAGATTGCGACTCCACAACCGCAGCCACAGCCGCAGCAGTTCGAACTCCCAGAGGATGTCAAGAACCAGTTGGCAGAGCTGGAGAAGTTCAAGACCGAACAGTCTAAGCAAGAGAAGCGAAAGACTATTATGGAGCTGGCAAAGAAAAACGTTCGACAGGACTTGCACAGTTCGTTTGTCAACTATGCATCGGACTTTGAAGTTCAGTTGGATAAAGACGACAAGGAACAGGCGGACGCGCTCGTTGCCAAGTATCAGAAGGTAATGCAGCCTACATACGGCGACATCAAGCCACTTGCCCCAAGACAGGTACAGAAGC